TCTATAGATGTTACTCCCTCATGCGTGTTGCCATTCTCTACTAGGTCACAAGCATCTTCAAAGCTGTTAGCATCTACCTTATAGTATGTAGCATGTGTGGCATACTCTACTAGATAGAATGTCTTAGCAGGTGACTTCTTAGTCTCCCTAATGTATTCCCCATCTTCGTTTCTAGTTATCTGTGTGTACGTTGCCACCTAAAACAAACTCCTTTATATCCTCGCCATGTTTGAGCAAGACTTGTAGTTCTTTTACCTTGTCTAGTCTATCAGCATTTTCATATACGTCAAGACTATTTAGGAAAGTCATGGCATCCTTATGGAACGCCTCTAGGCTATCTATATATTTATCAATGTATTCTTCGGCTTCTTCTTCGGCTACCAGTTCAGCCTCACCGCAAGGTATCTCAGGGTCATGGTCAACATGATTGGTGTCCCACCCCACAGCCATACGGTAAATTTTCTTACTGATGTTCATTTGTTACCCCTGACTAACTATATAGATAAACGTAATCCAAACACCACTTACAATTCCTGCGTTGGTTATTATCATATACTTTTCAAAGTTCATTCTATACTCCTACCTCATCAAATAAGGTTTGGTTCACTAACAGTTGCCCACCGTATGTTTCATCATTTACACACTCTACAATCAGTTTAGCATTAGACATAGCTTCTCGCAACCCTACACACTCTGTGGGGTCACACTGTGCTTTCTTATCAGCGTGGGAAGGGCAATTCTCTGAGTGCTTGTACGAAATCGTAAGCACATGGTTATCGCAATCTTCCGGTGCAGATTGTATATGAATCTCATCATATAGTTCGCACCATGTTACATACCACGGCGTTGTTGTGTAGCCTGTGTCTACCTGTCCTAGTCGTGTCATTCTAAGCCTCTATCTGTATGTCTAATATCTGTTCTTCTAGTTATTTGGTGGAGGCGATGGGGAACTGCCCCCCATGTCCTACCTATTATCTTAGGCAATCCCCGCCGTATTGTCAATGGGCATTTTGACGGTCAACCCGCTAAGGTTTGGATTGTTGCATAATAGGTAGTCGAATCTATGCGCCCCCCTAATCGGTTAGTATACCAATTATTACATTAGGGAGTATCAACCGATACTCAGACCCGTCATCGTCATTAGGGAGAATGTTATCCAACGGCATGAATGAAGCATCTCTTGGGAGTAGTATCGTATCTCCTGCTTGGATTCCTTTACCGTTGTCGAAACCGACAGACATAACCTCTGCAATCAGCGGAGTGTCGTGCTTCACAGTATCAGGCATTATAATACCTGATTGTGTTTTAGCGTCAGTCTCATCCGGTGTAACCTTGATGAGTATGAGAGTTCCAAAAGGTTTTAGTTTCATTTCTATGTTCCTGCTTTCCTACTTAATACTTTGTATATAAAGAAACGCTTTGCTTGTTCCTTTGTGATATTATAATACTCTAGTATCCCATTCTTTGTAAAGCCCTGTCTGCGTAAGGATGCGTCGAGTATATTGATCTTAGGGGCTTCAGAGCCACAGACAGCGCATAGGAGTCGCTCCGAGTGGTTTAGGTATCGGTGGGGATGACTAGGAGTCTTTTTCTTCATTACTATCCTATCACATCCCGAGATGCTTGTTCCAAACCAGTGAAGATTTGGTTTTTGAATTTACGGTAGTCCATTATTTTAGCGGACGTTTGGACACCCACATGCTCCTGTAACGCATCTCTTGTCACATCATCAGGAACAGGATAGCCTATTACTTTTATAATCCCTAGACGCTGAACAAAATCCCCAATAGTTTTAGGGGTTAGCTTACTAATTCCGACAAGAGCGGTGAGGTCTATTATACTTTTTGTGACAGCATTTAGTTCATACTTGTCATCGCCCCGCTTGTGCCAACACTTAGTTTCCGAATCTATTACATCTGTAATATCCCATTGAACATCCATTACAACTTACCCTCACCTAAATCTATATCCAAACCTTCCAGTAATGAATCTAAGTTCTTTTCTTCTTCCATCCCCTTTAATTCCATAGCGAACAAAGCCTTGTATACTTTGCGCTTCAAGGACACCCCAACATTAGAGTTACCATACTGTATTGGTGTTAGTGCTATCTCTCTCACCGTCAGCAAGTCGCTCGATGAGAACGCAACGATTACATCCCTGCCTAACTCTGAGAAGGCTTCTAATAATGCTTTACCTATTAATTGAATAAACCCTATGTCTACTCCGACGCAAGAAGCGGGGAGTCTAGCTTTAAGTGGTACAACATGCTCAAAGTCGTGGTCTGAAACCAGCAAGGTAATATGGTCGTCAATGAATAATAATTCCTGTAACGACAATGGAACTTCCAAGTCCCTCGCATCAGATATGGGGTGGAAGTGGTTTTCTTCTCGTGGGTCTTTAGACATAAAACACCTTCTCCGTTTTCCCGCAGGATATACAAATTAGCTTACGTTCCCTACTAAGAGGGTCTACGTTTATCGCAGTGTAAGAACAACTAGCTAACTTTAGCCTATGAACTATTTTTAGTAAAAGTAGCTTTATCATTACTAGATTCCAACGCTTTCATTAACTTGTCTAATTCCTTACGGAACTTCTTATTACTGTTCTGATCGTCATCTGCGTGTTCTTTATACCCTGCGTTCAGTTCCTTTAGTGATCGCCTTCTTGAAAGTTTGCGATCACGATTTTCCCATTTGTGCATAATCTCCTCTTTACACTATCAATAGTAACCCTATATTATTATACTATGTAAACCAAGTCAGCGTAACAAGTATAACAATAACCACCATCCCCACCCCAGACACGGTACGCCGTAGTCTTTCTATACCATTTCGTATATCATATAGATATTTATCAGTAGCACTTAGGGGTATCTTGTCCTGAGTTTCCCACTCAGGAACTCTCCACGGTGAGTTATTCATTATAAACCTAACCAGTCTTTACTTCTAGTGGATACCGAAGTCTCTACGTTCTTCGGCATTTCGTCAATTATACGTGTCACAGTTTTCATAAGTCTAGCGTAAGCCTGTTGATCTTCATCAGCATGAGCCATCTCAAGCAAAAGAAGCACTCGTCTGAGTCGGTCTAAGTATTCAGTAAAGGCTTGATGCCTGTCTCTATTCTTATTCATATAGTTCTCCATCTAGTATAATACTACATAGCTAGTTGCTTTATTCGCAATCAGCCCAATCAGATTGCATTACGGTGGTGTCACCATGATGCTCACATAAGTCCTTATTGAACGCAGAACCTAGCGATGAAAGAACAGCAAGGAATATAAAGAACTTTACAATATTTTCTATTAACATTCTGACCTCCTGAAAGGTATTATAGCACATATGTTTAATGTACGCAAATCTAAGCTCGGGAAACAACTTCGTAAATCCGGTGTCCCTCCATTCATGATAACAAAATATGATGTCCAGTCAACCATCGAAAAGAAACGTCCCCTTTCAGACTATACATCAAACAAAGTTCCAATGCAATCGGATAAGCTAAAGATTCGCCTACTTAACGAAGGGAAGCTAGAACCTAAGTGTGACATATGTGGATTGAAGTTCTGGTTGCAAGACCCTATTGGATTTGAATTAGACCACAAAGACGGTGACCACAATAATAACAGCTTACGGAACGTCCGTCTACTTTGCCCAAACTGCCACGCCCAGACCGATAACTACCGAGTTAAGAAGCCGGGAGCTAAGTCCGCAGTGGACGTACACGGCGGGGGCTAGGGCGAGCCTTTCCTTACAACCTTTCCTTACAAGGAGTTTGAAATGTTTAAACAGGTTAGTAGGCACTTACGATACGAACAACACTTCCCACCCTCTTGGCAATTTGCCTTGCGTGAAGGTCTACATCAAGAGTTCTTAGATTACCCAACCGGGTTGTACGTACAAGGCAAACGACTGAAGTATCTACCACCAGTAGAAGAAGACTCCATGATCGGAAAGATTGCCGGGTTGTTTCCTTCCAAGCCTCAAGGGATAACGTTGTGGGGCATTATTTATTACACCCCCAGCTACCCCAAAGTAAAGGAAAAGTTCCGTAAGAAGTACGGAGAGCGGGAAGCATTGGTGTATGAGTTTGGTATGTATGCACACGAAACCTATCACGCTATTGATCAGGAACTAACCAAGAAAGTTCGTTTCCTAGGTCTTACAATAATGTCAGGTAAGACTAAATGGTTTCTAAAGTATTTCCTAAACCTGCTGAAAACTCCTAACGCATATAAACATCCCATGGAAAAACCCGCTTACGTTTTCCAGAAACACATGAAGGACGTTGTTAGGGCTTACGATAAGGAAGATGATTTCCTCTCACCATAACAAAAAGCCCCGGTCGTAAGACCGGAGCTTATGAGATAGTGAATCACCATCCTTGTTTATTCCACAGTAAAGTATGGAGCTTTACCAGCTAATGCCCTAAGTGCAGCCCAACGTCTGTTAGACCTTCTAGTGTCAATAGCCTCCTGTTCCTCGATTGTAATCTTCCCGTCTTTAACGGCGGTGGCTATCCCTACGAGATCGTCCACCAAATCCATGGCTATAGCTACGACAACTCCTACCACAAGCGGAAGAAGCACCGTAATTCTAGCAATAATTCCTTGCACAAAATTCCTCCTTACAAAGGATTGTTATTTTCCGCACCCACAATTTCCATCACATTTACATTCGCCGTTCATCCAGAGCCTCCTTACTCAAGATAATCGCACTCCTCGCATTCGCATGAACATTCACATTCGCTTGGATAGGCATGGCACAACAAACTGTCATCGGTATCGCATTCGCAATCACCGAATCCATTATTCATTTTCCAACACCTTCATACCCAAAGCGATGATGCCTCCAATTGTTCCTGTAGCAATTTCCGGGTACCCTTTTAAGGCTCCAAAACCTGCTAAAATTCCTAATACAAGAATCGCTAAAAATATCTGGGGTCTAAGTTTTCCTATCATATCTCGCTCCTATGGTAATCTATACTTTATTATACTATGTTTAGCTATATAGGTATCTCTGTAGCAGGGGGGTATACTCCATGATCAGACATCTTGCTTAGAATAAGTTCTTTCGCTACAATCCCTACCATTCGGAATACAATCTCCTTGTCTCTAAATACAATCAGAGTTGGAATACTTTTTACGCCGTATGCTTTTGGGGTTTCCGGGTTAGTATCAATATCTAATTTAACAAACCTGACATGATGTCCCAGTTCTCTCTCCAGAACACTCAGTGTGGGATACAACACCTTACAAGGCCCACACCATTCTGCCCAGAAATCTACAACAACGGGTCTGTCTGCGTTCATTACATCGTGTATAAACGTAGCATCGGTAGTGTTATGCATTGGGGTTACCCGAGGATTTTTGAGGCCCCTAAACCTGCCTTAGCAGCCCCACCCACTACTCCACCAACTGCACTCCCTACAGCACCTAAACCAGCACCTATAGCTCCAGCTACAGGAGCCAGTAGAGCACCAATAATCTTTTCTATTGGTACCTCTTTTTCTTTATCGGTTCCCGTCCATGTTTCGTCAGGTCTTTCAGCTTCTAATACACGTTTGAATATATCTGTGGATTTTTTCAAGGTTTCCTCTTCATCCTCCTCACGCGAAGTTTGGAGGAACCCACGGTCTCCTACGTTTCCGTAACTAGGTCGTTTAGCTGAACGAGTTGGGTTTGCCTCAGTAGTAGAAGTCTCTCGGAATAATCCCTTTTCCGTCCCACTCCAACCTATGTTTTGTTTACTGCCAGTTAGTCCAGCCGCTCCGCCAGCTAGAGCACCCCCCACACCTTTCACACCAACTTTAGCGGCACCGCCCACAGCCCCCGCAACATCTCCTATTATCCCTTTTTCAGCAATAGGCACCCGTGAAATTTTGCCCTCATCAAGATTAGTTCTCGTTCTAGATGTTGGACTGCCCCAAGCAGCGGTAACTTTATCTTCAGAACCTCTACCCTTTTCCGTTGGTACTGGAGCTGTACTTTGGCTAGACGAAGCCCCTTTAGGTGCGTCTGTATAGGTGGTTGTCTCTACCTTACCCTCATATCTTGTACCCCTTGTTGGATACTCATAGTCTTTACTTTTAGTTGTAATATTAACTTTATCAGCTTGTTCTGGAAGCAGTTGTCCCCCTGATGCCTGTTGAGTTCTCTGGATACCGCCCACCGCCGCTCTAGGTAACTCACCACTATAACGAGTTGTAGTTCTCGTTCTAGTCTCGTCTCCACTTGTCTGTTTACGCAGAATATTAGTGAATGCATCTGTTGCGGACTTAACCATCTTCTCCTCTTCCTCTTCACCGAAGACAGCTTCTTTCACACCTCTTGCAGTATGACCGACTCCTCTTGCAGCTCCTGCACCAAGGTGACCAATACCTTCCGCAATACCCCCAGCAACTTCACCTGTACCGGCTGCTAAACTTGCAAGTGCCGCACCTAAACCCTTTTCAGTTGCTGCATCTTTATCTTCATCACCAGTATAGTCATTCATATCAACAGGATTGATATTAGGTTTATGAACTGGGGTGGTCTCATTCATTTTTTCCGTTGGGACAGCAGTTGTACTCGCGCTCCCGCTTTTAGTACCCCCCATCGCCGCTCTAGGTAATTTACCCAAATACGAAGTACGGGTTCCGCCTCTCCACGGCATCTGTGTTACCGACCCCCCATAGCTTACGCCTCTATCTTTATCTTGCTTACTCAGAATATTTATGAATGTATCTGTTGCAGACTTAACCATCTCCTCTACGTTAGGATCACCTAAATCCTGACCGGCTTGGTTTACTATCTTGGAGGGTACAGGGCAACCGGGTTCGTCATAATCGACAGGGTGACGTAGATTCTCCGGATAAACATACATAGGGAATCCCATTTCGTCCAGTAAAGCCCTGTGTTGAATCTGTCTAGCCATACCGTTTTCAAGCACAGCCATTTGTTTACCGCTTAATTCAGGCACGATGCCCTCCTTTGACGCTTTACCGAACCATGTAGAGAATACTTCAGTGAACGAAGGTATATCTTCCTTACTGATTACAAATAAATTAGTATCAGATTCAGTTGGGATTGGTTGTTCAGCTTTCATTAGTTCAAAGTGCGCCCCTTGGTTCACACCTTTCTCACAAATAGTTATCTCTGCAAGCTCTAAACCGTCCACCTGCATGTAATTATCTGCACCCTTGCTAATATTTTTTGTCTTAGTTGCGCTACCGGCAATAGAATATGATCTCATCTTACCAGAATTGATTTGCTCTTTAACTTTTTTAGATATTTTTGTATCATCTCTAAGTTCTGAGATGAAGAATAAGTTATCACCTTCTACCCCACTCTTAAATATCTGCCCACCCTTTGAAATATATACAGGTAACGCATGTCCAACCTGAACGTCAGAGTGCATAACCATTACATTACGGGTTCTAAAGTTATCCATGTATCGCTCGAACGCATCTTCCAAAGCTTCAGAGGTAATCAAGTGCCCTTCCCTGTCCACCAACTCCACTGAAGCTGGGCCTCCGATAACGGTAGGTTCAGCTTCTCCGTTTAAATCAAGTATCTCGACTACGTTGGCATACTTTGGAACGCCCGGATAAGCTCTGTGTAAAGTAATTAGTTCAGCCGGGGACGCTAACCCAGCCCTGAATAAACGTTCATACTCCTTTAAACCCCCCTGTACATCTTCCATCGCAACTTTACCACCATCTGCCTTATCAAGAAAGACAATGGAATCATCACTCTCAGCTAACCATTGTTTATATGCAACGTTAGTATTCATTAGGCTTGGTGGATACCCCAGACAACTCCGTAAACCAATGGTGTCTCAGACCCGGTTCCGTTTATAAAACTTATATTCTTTCTGAAATCTATCGGGAAGGTGGTTTCAAAGAAACCCGACGCAGGGGTGTTTGCTGCTGGTGCGGCAATCCAAATCCCTGTGGAGGATGAAGCTGTGCAATCAAAAGCTAGGTATGTGTCATGGGATACATTTATACGAATCCCACGAATTACTACAGAATCTACCCGCTTCCTAGACATAGAAGCGTCAGCAGTTCCGAACCATGAGAAGTTACGTCCTTGCGCTCCGTCGGTGTAAGTAGAGTACCCGCCGCCGTTCCGGAGTTCGTTGTGAAATTTATCTACATAGAAATCAATGTTATGTTGCGTAGCCGAAACAATTTTTATACGGAGAGTATCAGAAGCAGTTAGGGGAGGTATCTCATACTTGACTTGTAACTGCTGGAATGCTGTAGATAATGAAACAGTATTCCCCGTCGCTACTGTAGAATCATCTGAATCAGTAATGATAATTTGAGCATCCCCTGAAGCACTAGCTCCACGGACAGTTGCCTGACCTGTTAGAACTACAGGCTGTTGACCATTACCGCCACCAGTTGAAACTTCAGTGTAAACACCTTCACCAGCAGCAGAGTTGTCAGGATTGACTAATAGTGATGCTGCTCCGGTATCCTGTTGGGCGGTACTTCTAGAAATAGCAGACCCCGTTGCTGTGAATTGCGTAATGTCAGCAGCTTCAACCCTAGGGTTGGTAACTAAGTTTATGGCGGCATCTCCTCTGGCAACTGTAAACAAATCTTCCGCCGTGGTAGTAGAACTCAAAGTTACTTTAAACGGGTAATATTTTGTGAACGGATGGGTAGACGTTCTAGTACTGGGGTCTATCTCCCATGAAGGCCATTCATCATGCGTTATCGAAGTGTTAACCATATTCCAAATTCTCCTATCGAGTGTTTGTCCAACCTACCAGAGCTACTAAACTACCAAGTACAACCACGGTATGTGTTATAAGTAACCCCACTGCTATTAATCCGGTTCTAGCTCCAGATACACGGCTACGCCAATCTTGTAAGTGCTCAACATTTGTATGTAGTTTTTCCATACTGCCCGCCAAGTTCACATTCAAAGCTGCTTGAGCCTCGATATATCTATCTAACCGTTCCATGTATGTAGCTAGTTTTACATTGATAGGCTCGGTAGGCATTACCTATCTGCCCATAACTAGGCATCTCACAACCACCGCAGATACATCTGTAGTGGCAGTAACTTCATCTAACGCTGCGGAATCTGCCCCCGCTTCGTAGAGTGCAAGTTTTGAATTGGTGTAATCATACTGGGCAACGTATCCAGAATCTTCTGCCTGAGCAATCACAAGAGCTACGGTTCCAAAACCTAAAGTGGTAGCCGTTAAAGCTTCACCACCTGCGGCGTAGGAACTATCAAATGTAATTTTGACGATTCGGAACTTCATGTTGCCGGGGACTCCGGTCTCTGTCGGTGCCCCTTCCGGGGTTGCAACTGTAAGTGCCATTATATATATCCTCCGAAATCTAAAAGATTCAGTCTAAAAATCGTAACGTGAGGGAGCCGAAGCTCCCCCACATTACTAAGGTAGGTCTCTGGTTTATTCGCTCAGATCAACAATCTTTGCTTGTACGTCAAAACGGTGTGCCCTGAGTTCAGCCATCGTATAGAGCAAACCACGAACTACTAGCGACGAAGCCGCAAAGTAGTCACGGTTCTCGATGTACTGGGTAGGCTGTGCTACCGCAACTTCAAGATAGTCCGTGTCTAGTACGTAAACGTTAGAACCATGAGTACCGCCAGTGGAACCAATCTTAGCTGACTTAGTGGTATCCGCATCTGGAAGAATTGGAATTCCCATATAAGTAGCAAGAATCAGACCGGTGCGAGTGCCGGGGAAGGTCTTTTCAGAACCTACACCAACTGTATACTCTTCCTGACCGAGGTACCTCTGTTGAGAGTTCAACAAACGCTCAAGTTTGAAGTACTGGTCATGACCCATGACGATAAGTTTTGGCTCACCACCATTGGTACGAATCTTCTGGATAGCTGTATCGAGAAGATTCAAGGAAAGGTCTCGTCCGGTACCATCGTTCGCTTGTACGGATGCCGCAGTTTTCCACGGGTTAGCCGCAATGGTTCGACCACTAGCTGCCAAAGTAGCAGTAAGGTCGTAAGCGTTAGCATAAGTAACGTTTGTACCATCAAGAACGTTAGTCCCGTCAATTGATACAATGTCGTCAACTGAAGTCAAACCCGCACGACTGTATGTGAAAACAGCGTCAGCGGTTGCTGGGGACGAGTCTAGGGCTGCAAGCGTTAACGCCCTAGTAGAAGAGCTTTTAGCGGAAATGGCAGAACCTGTAGTATTCTCAAGGTTACCAGCATCTGAGAAACCAAGTGCATCACCAACCCTAAAGTTATTTGCATTAGTACAAATAATTTCAGTAGTTGATGTTGCGGTCGTGATGCCCGCTACTGAAGCAGCTAGAAGTTCAAGGTTCATTTCCTTGATGTGGTCTAGCTGTGCGTTCTCGTTCTCAAGAGCGAGAACATCACCAACACCACCCTCAAGCTGCGATGTAAACATCGCCTTGACGGAGGCTGCGAACGTCGTACCAACGATACGAGGCAGTGAAGATACTGTCTGAATCGCTGAGA